CCTGGCGAAGGCAACCCTGACAGCACCACGCTTCCCGTTGCCACCTGGAAGGTAGGATGGGTGATTGTCCCCACAACGGGAGCATTGGGTTTTTATTTAAACATTCAAATAAGGATTTTCCGCACCTTTTTGAATTCGCCTTCCCCGCATACGAATTGGGGCTGGCTGTTGGGACTCCGTCTGTGAAGCGACGTGCCACGGATCACGTGGGTTGGGGGGAAGTGGTAAGACGTAACGATCCCAAATGTCACGCCAAAGGGTTGGGAACTGCAAATCAACACAAAAATGAGAAATTTCTAATCTTTCGAAATCACGCTCTAACTTCAACTGCTCCTCAATAGATATATTATACAATTCTTCAAACAGAAGACGAGTAGCAGTTGTGGGCTCCTCAAAGGGAGCTTTATTAGTAGTGACATAATGGAGTCTTTCACGCATCCAATGTGTTGTATTTCTGCTCTGAGCCACCCAGCGGCAATCTATACCTCGAGTGAGGTAGATTACACGATGGGCAAATGCCGACAGGATTGGACAGCCGGGCCTCTCAAAAGCCAAAGAAAGAGCTTTTGCACGTGTGAGTGCCAAAAGCGTCTTATCCGAAGCCTTGAGATACCGAGCTGATGTCCAGCCGAACGACGCGAGGACGCCTAGAGGCTCACACATCTGCTGACATGAATGTTCTTCAAACACCATACCACAGAAGCTTGCCTGGCCTATCTCGTCGACCACCTCCATTTTGACGTTAAATCCAAAACGGCGGAAGTACTCAGCTGGCGGATGCAATCCAGTAGAAAATCGGCACAATCCGTCATCTCCTTCAAAGACTCCGAACAGCGTACCAAGGTTGAGTTGTTGTGCTGCGAACAACATGAGCATGTAATTAGAAAACCCATTGCCGAGTGAAGTGCACATATCACCTGACAGGCGACCTGCCAATGTGGTGGTTGTAACCATCTTCGACTCGAGTTTTTGCATGCCCGTGAGAGCAGTCCGAATTGCCTCAAACCAGTCAACTCCTCCTGGCAATTTATGACTCATCCAGGAGTAAAGTTTCATTTCAAGATTTTCCATAGCTTCCTTAGTAAACGACGACTCAAACGAGGTGTAATCAGTTAGCACATACCGCGCTCCTGTAGCGTAGACTGTGTCCATGATGTAACGACCTCGTTGGTCAATTGGAACTTTCTTGATAAAAACTGGTAAAGCAAAGACTCTCTTCTCTATCGCATGGAATATAGGACCTGAGAACACTTTAAAATAATCATCCCTAGGGTTGATCGTTCGCGGGTATTTGATCTCAGGGTAAAACTCATCCTTGATGAAAGATTTTGCAGTGATGTGATCTTGCCAATTAGCTACTTCTTCAGGATCTAAAGCCAGCAGCTCCGCTTTACGCCAAGCAGGGTAATTCGCTTCATGAAGCCAAGCTTCCACACTAACATCCGAATCTGCCTCCAACGGGTCTAAATTCTGACGCAACCACCCATCAACAAACGCGCCCAGCTCTAATAAAGCGGTTGTTGAAAATTCCTGCGGAACAGGATTGACAACTCGCTTCTGAAAACCAGCCGCAATTGATGGTGCATGTGAAAGATCTGGCTTGGGCAGGCAAACACCTTCCAAGACGATTGGCAAACTGGCCGAAACTGGTCTGTACCCAACCTCCACATCTCTTTTTGAGGTGATCGACGATCCCGGTCGAATTTGTTCAGGCAGAATGGGCAACACCTCTGTCGTCACGCGATAACCATACTGTGACAACTGCCCATCTGCCGGCCTCGTTACTCCAACGGCGCTCCAACCTCGCTCTGCAGACAGGTGTATTTAAACCAATCTGAGACGAGTTTGAGCTCCGCCAGCCAATATGTGGATGCGAGCGAGACCTTTTTGTCTCCTCGATCTAAGTTCACATAAGCAGCAAGACCAACCGAATTCCTCAGTCTTTTAACATTTTCGGGCGCTGAGAGTCCCGGTCGGAAATTGTCCATGGCAGATAGATTGGCGAATACTTCATCGCTCACATATTCGACCTTGCTATTCGTAGTAACAAAGCCAAATGTCGAACTGAGAGTATCCACCTGTATTTTTGAAAAACAGCCACACTTAGACCGATCAACACGGCCCGCTGACAAACTCCTCACGTCATGATGCTCATTGCATGCTGAAGAGATGCACAATTCATCATCTTCAACACGACGGACTTCCACACTGACGCGTTGAGTGTGGTCACCTTTGCACAGCTCCCAAACGAACCTGCCAACCTCTCCCAGCCCCATCAGGATTGGAGCTAAGGGCATGGCCTTAAAGAGCGTGCGGGCGGCAATGGAAATCAATTGTCCATTGTACCACCCTAGAGGGCCCATTGACGAGCATACCTCAGGCAAAACCTTGACGGCGGGTGTCACCCAACCAGAAAGGGTCTTCAGCCCAGTAATCGTCCACCATTTCCTCATCGACACTCCAATCGCTGCCGACATCGCTGTCGTTGCAATCAATTTGAAGATCGTTTTCACAAATACGTGGTGTAACCACCGGGGTATAAATCGCCCGGGCAATACTTTGGCCAACATTCTCGAGGCAAGCCGAGCATACCATGGGATCGGCGTGGGGTATTCCATTGTGAAATTCCACGGGTCCACAGGCAGTAAGGCTCTCCTCATGGTAGAAGTACAGGCCGGAGGGGGCAGTGCTTCTGGCGCAGGGGCAGGATCCTCTGGGCCAGGCAATTCTTGCGGTTGTGCTTCCACTTCGTTGTCGCCAGAGGGAAACAGGCATGCCAGATACAAAGCCTGAGTCTCGCTCGAGATATAGGGACTGTCCACGCCATACAGCGCGTCCGCGATCAACTCCCAAGTCGATTGTTGTAGCGCAATCTCGGCATCTCGAATCCCATTCTCTTTCGCTTGATCCATATTCATGGCTTTCTGCACTAAGCACTGCTGTTTGCCAGATCTCCCACCCTTGTTGCCCTCTTTGTTTCCTTTTCTTTTCCCTCCTCGATGATCTACTCTCTCCGGGAGCGAGTCTAGGGAAGGAAGCGT